TATAGTGTTATTGAATGGAATTTTACACAAACGTCCAAACCTACGGTGACCATATTCTCTATCGCGGCTATCGTGATGGGCTCCGGGTAAAGGACAGGGTCAATTTTAAGCCCACATTGTTTCTCGGTGTCGATGAGACACAGTCGCCTTACATGTCGATTACCGATGTTCCGGTGAAGCCAAATGTTTTTGGTTCTCTAAATGATGCCAAGGAGTTTGTGGAAATGTATTCTCACACCGGCAAGGTGTATGGTAATACCCGTTGGGTCACCAACTTCATTCAGAATCAATTTCCCGATGAAATCCAATTCAACCGCGACATGGTGAATGTGTCGTCATTAGACATTGAAGTGCATTCGGATGAAGGCTTTCCCGACCCCGACCGCGCCGAATATCCTATTACCGTCATTACGGTCAAAAACAATCACTCCGACATGTTCAACGTGTGGGGTGTGAAAGCATTCGACCCCGACCAATCTATTTTTGCCGGCAAGGTTGCCTACACGCAGTATCGTAGCGAGGAAGAAATGCTTCAGGGCTTCCTTGACTGGTGGTCAAACACCCAAAACATGCCCGACATTCTCACGGGCTGGAACTCTAGGTTCTTCGACGTTCCCTACATCATCAACCGTATTGTAAAACTACTTGGTGAAAAGACCTGCACGAAGCTATCTCCATGGCCAACAATCAAGGGTTGCATTCGTCAGAAAAATGTAACGATTATGGGTCAGACGAAACTGTCCTATGAAATCGTTGGCATCTCTCAGCTCGACTATCTCGACCTCTTCCGTAAATTCACCTTGAACACCTACGGCAATCAGGAGTCCTATAAACTCGGACACATTGCCCATATCGTGCTGAATGAGACAAAACTGTCCTATGCCGAATACGGAAGCCTCGGTGGTCTCTACAAAAACAACTTTCAAAAGTATGTCGATTACAATATCAAGGACGTTGAACTTCTGGAACGCCTCGAGGATAAACTTGGTCTCATCACCTTGGTTCTTACACTCTCCTACATCGGCGGCGTAAACTATACCGACACTCTTGGTACCACTGCCATTTGGGAATCCATTATCTACCGTGATCTAATGTCGCGCAAGATCATCCCCACCGTTGCGCCGATTCGTCCAAGCTACGAATATACCATCATCGGTTCCAAGACCGACGAGGAGAAAGCCCTTGCCGAGGAAGGCGATGAACCTGGTTCTTTTGCCGGTGGATATGTGAAGGACCCCAAGGTTGGCTTTCATGATTGGGTATGTTCATTCGACTTGAACTCTCTGTATCCCAATCTTATTATTCAATACAATATGTCGCCGGAGACCATTCTTCCGGTTCAGATGCAAGGAGTCCATCCCGACAAACTTCTTGCCGGAAACATCCCGCAACTTGGAAATGAAAATGCCATTGTTGCGTCGAATGGTGTGCTGTTCGACCCCAACCGCAAGGGCATCATTCCAGAAATCATCAAGGGCATTTACGACAAACGTGTTGTCCTGAAGAAGGACATGATCGCAGAAAAGAAGAAACTTGAGAAAACCGACAAGTCCGACAAGGTTGCTAGGTTCAAGGTTGAACGTGAAATCAGTCGTCTTGAGAATCATCAGGTAGCCCTTAAAATTCTTCTGAACTCACTTTACGGTGCTCTTGGTAACAAACACTTTCATTACTTTGATGTCCGTGTTGCCGAGGGTACCACTCTGTCGGGTCAGACGGCAATCCGTTGGGCAGAAATGAATGTGAACAAGTACCTTAACGGCGTCCTCAAAACTAAGGATGTTGATTATGTAATTGCCATTGACACCGACTCGGTGTATGTCACAATGAAACCCATTGTCGACATGTTCAAGCCCAACAACCCCGTGAAATTCTTGGATGAATTCTGCTCGAAAGCCATTGAGCCTGTGTTCAAGGATGCGTATGAAAAACTTGCCAAGAATGTAGGTTGCCCTGATAACCGCATGATCATGAAACGTGAGGCAATTGCCGACCGTGGTATCTGGACCGCCAAGAAGCGTTACATCCTAAACGTCCACAACAATGAGGGCGTTCAGTATGCCGAACCCAAAATCAAGGTGATGGGTATTGAAGCCGTGAAGTCATCGACTCCGGAAATCTGCCGCGACGAAATGAAACGGATGTTCAAAATCATCCTAACCAAAACGGAAGCCGAAGCGCAAGCCGAAATTAAAGCCTTCCGCGATAAATTCAAGACACTCGACCCCGTAAACATTGCGTTTCCCCGTGGTACCAAGGACATCTCCAGCTATCGTAGTTCAAATACCATCTACAAGAAAGGTACTGGCGGCACTACGCCTATTCACGTCCGCGGTTGTCTTCTGTTCAATCATCATCTCAAGATGAAGAACCTTCTAAATAAGTACGAAACAATCAAGAATGGCGAGAAAATCAAATTCATCTATCTTCGTACACCCAATGCAATCAATGAGAATGTCATTTCATTCATCGACGTGATTCCCAAGGAATTCAACCTCCACAATCATATTGACTTTGACAAACAATTTGAAAAGACCTACCTCGACCCGATCAAAATCATTTTTGAAGCAATCGGCTGGAAGTGTGAGGAGACATCATCACTTGAAAACTTCTTTTTTTGATTTACATTTATTGTTTTTAATGATTTAATAGTTCTAAATATGAGTAATATGCTGTTAGGTTTTGATGATGAAGTAAAAACTGAATTGGATGGGGATGATATTTTTATCACACCTCCTACGCCTTATTGGCAAAAGAATAACCGTGGTATTCTTGGCTTTTATGGAGAAGATGCCTTTGTTCAGATTTTTAACCATTATGGTATTAATGTTGAACCAAACTGTTATGATTCCAAGAAACAGTATGATGACACCGATGGTTCAATTAATGGAAGACTTTATTCAATTAAAACACAACCTCCACATTATTCGGAACTGCGAAATCGTAACAGACATTCTACATTGTGGAATGAAGAACATGATGTTCCTGAAAAATCAACGGGTGATATTGATTTATATTTTATCCAATATCAGACTTATGGCCCCAATAATTATGCGAAGAAAAATTGGGATTATCTTCAGATTTTTAAAGCCGATACCGATAGAAGCAATATCATTAGGGGTCGTACCGAAAAAACAAATAAAGGCTATCTCCTATTCGAAACAGAACTTTTATATAGAATTTATTGGCCCAGTCGTTGTGAATTAATGAGAAAAAACTCAAGTGCAGAAAAAATAATTTATCCTCTCTAAATAAGACATGAATCCAAAATATCCAATATACATCATTTCTAAAGGTCGTTGGGAGTCTCGGCTCACTGTTCGTTCTTTGGATGTAATTAATGTTCCATACCGAGTGGTCATTGAACCACAGGAGTATGATAAGTATGCTGCCGTCATCGACCCGAAAAAGTTAATTGTGACACCATTCAAGAATCTGGGTCAGGGAAGTATTCCCGTCCGTAACTTTGTGTGGGAGCACTCAATCAATGAAGGTCATAAACGCCACTGGGTCGTGGATGACAACATTGCGCATTTCTACCGCATCAACAACAATCTGAAGATTCGTGTGAACGACGGTACCATCTTCCGTTGCTGTGAAGACTTTACCGACCGTTTTGAGAATGTAAAGATGTCGGGAATGAACTATGCCTTCTTCTGTCCGGCTGGTTTATACCGTCCACCGTACTATTTGAACACCCGCATTTACAGTTGCATCCTTTTGGACAATTCACTTGATATGCGTTGGCGCGGTCGCTTCAATGAGGATACCGACATCAGTATCCGCATCATGAAAGCAGGTTACTGCACAATTCTCTTCAATGCGTTTACCTGTGGTAAGGCGGCAACACTTACAATGAAGGGTGGTAATACGGATGAGCTATATAAAGCTGCCAATGATAACCGTCTCTCCTTTGCTCAATCTCTACACGCTCAACACCCCGATGTTGTTCAAATCATCAAACGCTGGGGTCGTTGGCATCACCTTGTCGACTATACCGTATTTGAAAAGAATCATCTCATCCTCAAGAATGATCTTAACATCCCTAAGGGTATCAACGAATATGGTATGGTTCTAAAAAAGATGCCACCAAAAGTAGATGCCGAACTCGACAACCCAGAATTAATCCAACACGAAAATGAATAATAAAAAAGTCCTCAAGAAAGAACTCAAAACGCCGGAGCACAACCTATTCTCGCTCTCGGGTCAAGAAGAAGCTACAACCCCATATCTTTGGGACAGTATGCCAGAATACAATCAGATCAATGAAAAGAGCTATGCCTGTTTCAACATCCGTGTTGAAAATCAGGAAGACCTTGATGCACTTGCAAAACTCCTTGGTCAGCCTCTTACGGTAAAAACTCGTGCAATTCGTTTCCCTATGCGCGACCGTTTTCGTAATACATTGCTCCGTTGGGTCACGGAAGAAAATACCGAACAAAAACCGACCGAATAAGGTTTACACCAACCGACAAGTGTATATAGTTGAACCATCTCTTAAATTATGTCTTCATTACTCGCTAAACTAAAAAAGAATTCCCGCATTGATAGCTCGTCTACCTTGGATGAATCCAAGTTCTTCAATCAAGGTGACAACAGTGTTCCGACCGATGTTCCTATGATCAACGTCGCCCTCTCCGGCGACCTCGACAAGGGTCTCACTTCAGGTCTCACCGTTCTTGCCGGTCCATCTAAACACTTCAAGACCTCATTCGCCCTCATCATGGTTGCGGCGTACATGAGAAAGTATCCAGAATCAATTGTTCTATTCTATGATTCTGAATTCGGTTCGCCGCAGGCTTACTTCAAGACCTTTGGTATTGATACCAGCCGCGTGCTCCACTGTCCAATCATGAATGTCGAAGACCTTAAGTTTGACATCATGAAACAGCTTGACGGAATTGAGAAGGGTGAGAAAGTCATCATCATGATTGACTCGGTCGGTAACCTTGCTTCAAAGAAGGAAGTTGAGGATGCAATGAATGAGAAATCGGTTGCCGATATGACTCGCGCCAAGGCTTTCAAGAGCCTCTTCCGTATGGTAACGCCGCATCTGTCGATGAAGGATATTCCCATTGTTGCAATCGGTCACACCTACAAGACTCAGGACCTGTATCCCAAGGATGTTCTCTCTGGCGGTACCGGTCTTTATTACTCTGCCAACACGGTCTGGATTCTCGGACGCCAACAAGACAAAGATGATCATGGTCTTCAAGGCTACCACTTTGTGATCAATGTTGACAAGTCCCGCTTCGTGAAAGAAAAGTCCAAGGTTCCGATTTCTGTTTCCTTTGCCAATGGCGTTGAGAAATACTCTGGGCTCCTTGAGGTCTGCGTTGATGGTGGTTTTGTAATTAAACCCACCGTTGGCTGGTACCAAAAGAAAGGTGATACCGCCAAGTACCGCGAGAAGGATACCTATACCGCAGAATTCTGGAAAGACATTCTTGAATCAAAAGACTTTAAAGACTACATCCGTACCCGTTATACCCTAGGCGGTGAAGGTCAGAGCGGTATCACCTCAATCGTAGATGATGAAGCCGATGAATCCTAAAATTACAGATACAGATTACGCTTTTGTTGAAAAGCCAACTTCCGAAATGTATTCGGTTAGGTTGAAGAGTGGTCAATGGTCGGGCGTCATTGTTACCTACGGAAAGGTTTCCTTAAAGGTCAACGAAGACAAAGAAACAGCCACTCTTTCTTTTCAATTCAAGGTCGATGAAGCTCCGGCTCCACACGACGTAGAAATACTTGAAGAATCAAACGACTTCAATAACCATCTCGGCGACATTCTCAGCCACATCATTCAAAATGCCTTCGACACGGGCAAGTATAAATTAGGGTCTAATGACAAACAATCTACAAACGACGATTCTGCAGAAGTTAGTGAATGATGAAGGGTATTGCCGCAAGGTACTACCATTCATTAAACGCGAATACTTTGAGGGGTCGCATAGGTCCGTCTATAAATTAGTCATTGATTTCATTGAGAAATACAATAAACTACCGACACAGACGACACTCAACATTGATCTCGTAAATAAAAATACAGACATCAGTGAGGAGCAGTATGACAACACGGTTAAACTTATTGAATCTCTTAAGGAGAATCCCAAGGTCGAAGACCAGTGGTTACTTGAACACACCGAAAAGTGGTGCAAGGACCGCGCGGTGTTTCTTGCAATCATGGAATCTATTTCCA